GCTCGCCGGCCTCGCCTGGCGTCTGGTCGAGCGGCCCGAAGGCTTCCATCACGTCCTTGAGGATCTCCGGGTCGTTGGTGTGCTGGGCAGCGAACAGCGCGAACGCCACCGGGATCGCGTTCATCACCTGGGCGGTGGCGTCACCGAGGAGCGTGCCCTCGCCGATGATGTTCTGCGGGAACGCCTGGCGGGCGTCGGCCGCCTGCTTGGCGGTCTGCTTCTCGTTGTCGCCGAGGATCTCGCGAGTGCGCTTGGCTACGTCCTCCTTCGTGCGGAAGGCGCGGCGGGCAACACGCTCGTCGGGCTGGGCGCCGGTGGCGAACCGAGTGAGGGCCTCGAGCGCCTGGCCGCCACGGATGGCCGGCTGGAGGTTCGCGCCCGTGAGCTGCGCCTCGGGGGTGCCGGGTTCGCCAGGGAGCTCGAGGCCGGTCAAGCCCTCGGTCGAGGGTGGCTGCGCCGGGCCGGGCTGCTTGGCAGCGGAGCGAGCTCGCGCAGCTTGCTCGGCGGCTGGGATGCTCTCGAAAGCGGGGAGCTCGGCGCCCTCGGCAACGCGGGCCTTCGCACGCTCGATGGCGATGCGCTGCTGCTGGTCGGATACCCGCTCACCCCGAAGTAGCGCCTCGACATCGACCTGGCCGCGCACCAGGCTGGGGATGTTGGTGGGTGCGCCCTGGTTGAGCTCCGGGTCGGTGACGGTGATGCTGATCTCGGTGGACTGCTGACCGTCAGGGCGATCCAGTCTGCCGAGCTCACCCTCCAGGGCAGACGGCGCCGTGGGGATACCTGGGGGCGCCTGGGGTGCGCGTGGCTGCGTCTCCCGGGCATGCGTGGGGATTTGTGCCTGTGAAACCCCCGGCCTGCCTGGTTCTCCTGGATCCTGTATGGGGGTTTGCGAAGGCGCTGCAACACCGGGGGAACCCGGGGGCAATTCCGTCTGGAGCTCCGGCCCACCGATGGCCTCGAAGAACGGGCGAATCAGTACCGGCTCATCGCTCTCCTGGGCGAACTTGCGGCGTAGACCGTCGGCGATCTCGAAATCACTGAGCTCCGAGAACTCAGGGTGCCGGTGGCGAAACTGCTGGAGGGCGGTTGCCACGTCACTGTTTGTTCACGAAGTCACGCGCGACATTTCCAAACTTCTTGAACGCTTCAAGCTGCTTTGTCCGTTTGGGGCTGTCCGGGCCAGGCCGGGCCCGATTGTCACCCGCGCCGGCCGCTTCTGTGATCTGCACGTCGAACTTACGGGCGGCCTGGGTCACGGCGTCGGCATGAGTGACGCCGCCACGGGCGAAGATCCTCGAGGCTTCATCGAGTATCGCCAGTGCGAGCGACCGCCGTTCGGGATCGAGCACCTTGATCTCGTTGGTGCGCGGGTCGAAGAACTCACCCACACGGTCATTGATGATGGCCTTGATCGCATTGGTGTCGGCGGCTTTGATTTCGCCGGGGCCAGTGCCGGAACCTCGACCACCCCCCGCGCCGGTCTTGGGCGCCGCCACGTTGGTCGGTGCCACGGGCCCCTCGGGGCCGGCAACATTGACGCGCCGCTGCCGGGTTTCGCCGGGCTCCCCGGTGCCACCTTTGATGATCTTCTGCCCCTGGGCGATGCCTGCCTGCTTCTGGAGCTCGGCCACGGCAGACATGGCGGTTATCGCGCGGCGAATAAACAGCCCGTTAGGCTTGGACGGCACATCCTCCTCCGTGAGCTCGGGGAAGCGGCGAAGGAGCGCCTCACGCCCCTGGGTGTATTGCTGCTGTCCCTGCTCGGGTGTCACGTCGGGCGGTAGCGAACCAGCGAACCCCGTAGCGAACCGCCCGACAGCAATGATGCGCGTATTGAAGGCGTTGAGGTCCATCTCGCGCTTTTTGGCCTGGGCCTCGAATATCTCGGTCAGCTCCTCCGGGTGATTGATTGCGAAAGCCCTGCCGGCGCCTGCTTTGCCCTCCTGCAAATCCTGGCGCGATTGGGCGAGAGAAGCGGCGCCAGCCTCGGTACGTTCGTTCTGCCGAATGTCGAAGGCATTGATCTGATTTACTTGTTGCGCCGACGTGACCCGTGACGGCTGGAGCTCCTCCGCACGGCGGTTGGCGGCGAGTGAGTTGCGGGCCCGCACGATGGCGAACACATTCGGGAAGTCAGACGACGACACGCCGCTACTACTGGCAGCCATCAGGTGGCCCCCCCGAATGCTCCGGCAACGCCGCCACCGCCGCCACCGCCGGCCCCCGTGGCGATAGCCTCGCTCGAGGTCTTGAAGAAACCGGCCAGTGCGTCCCCACGCCGGCGGCGTGCCTGATTCTCGATGGCCCCGATCTCCGATTGCTGTTGCGCAACATTCTGGCCAGTCCCGAGGATCGTGTTGACGTTGCGCCCGGTGGTCGTTGACCGCTCTCTTACGAGTGCGTCGGTGGCGTCCTGCCCGACGTTCGACAGCGCAAGCAGGCGATTGAAACGGTTGCCCTGGGTCGTCTGGAATCGGTTGAACGCCCGGTCGAACTCGTTGGTGGCTTCGCCCTGGTTGAAGCGCGTGAGCTCCTTGCCGGCGCGCCCCGATGTGGCGAGCCCTCGAGAGCTCAGGAAGTTGTTGATGCCCTTCTCGCCCTGCTCGATGCGGAACTGAAAACCCGGATCCGCCTGGAAGTCCTCGGCGCTGAACGGGCGCGTCAGTTCGTCAATCTCCTCCCCGAGCGTGCCGATGGATTCCTGGCCGACGTCGATGAACGGGCGGAGCTCCTCCTCGATGAATTGGAACCCCTTCTCGGATTCCTCGAGCGCCTTATCCTCGGCCGCGAGCGCGATAGCTTGGGCCCGTTGCTCGTTGATGGTGGAGCCGGCGCTCGCACTTTTGGAGGCGGCCACCAAGGCTGCACCGACGACGACGGCAGCGATTGCTACGACTGGCATAAGATTCTCCCCATGAGGTACTGGTCCCGAAGCTGTCCGTCTTTCAGTAGCGATGCGTGGGATATGCCCTCGACACCGAAACCGCACGCCTTGGCATAAAGGTAGACGTGCCGCGCCTCCACTTCGACCCAGGTGATGAGTTTGCGCGCCGGAGTGTTTGCCGCCATCCAGTCACAGGCGAGTCGACAGCCAGCGATAGCATGCTTGCCCCGGAACGGTTTCAGTATCCCGGTGTGCCACTCAAACGTGATCGAGTTGGTGGGCGTGACGATGAAGATCCCCATCGGTTCGCTATCGAGCCACGGGACCAGGTAATACACCGACTCGTGAAACGTCGGCACGAAGCCCTCCGGGTCGCCGGTCCCGTCGTCGCTGCCCTCGGCCCACACATCCTCATCAGTGAGGAGCGCGGCGACCAGGCCGGGATCGTGGGTTCTACTGACTTCGATCACGGGACGAACACCAGGATCCGGTAACTCGCGTCGGTGACAACGATTGCGCCGGCCGTCGGGTTGGTGGCGCGCACGGTGACGGTATCGGGCGCGCTCACGTAGCCGTCGAACAACACAGCGCCCGGTGAGGAGACCGTCGTCACCACGACTGCCGCGCCGACCAGGGCGCCCGCTATCGTGACGAGCTTCTCGGCCATGCCATGAGCTGCCACGTTGCCGAACGCGAGGGTGCGAGTGGCGGTAAATTCCTCGGCCAACCCACGCAATGCACGCTCCACTTGGCTCTGCCAGGTGCCGAATACGCGCGGCTCGAGCTCGGTGCCTTTCCGCGGGCTCGAGATTTTAATGCCCATCAGCTCGCCTTGAGCTCCATGCCCACAATCACCCGCTTCACGGGATCGGTGACGGTGAGCTCGTACACGCGGTCCCGTGCCCGGCCAAGAGATCGCCAGATGGCCCGGGCGCGCCGTTGGCCGATCTTGCCGATGCTCCGCCAGTATTCATTGCTCCAGGTGCCGCCGCCGTCATTCGACCAACGCAGCATCGCCTGGGGGTCGGAGCCCTGGCCGTTGGCGAGGCCGACGCCGGCCTCGAACACGACTTGCAGCGAAGCGTGCCCGATGATCCGCTCCGAGTCATGGATATGATAGCCGCGCGCTTTCAGGTGGATCTCCTCACCAGCATCGTCGAACAAGCCGGCGGCCTGCTCCCACAGATTGCCGGCGGTGTAGTCGCTGACCAGGTGCTTGTTGAGAAAATAGATATGGTGCTGGGGGACGAAGCGTGCGCCGGCGCCGGTCTTGAGCTCGTGCCATTCCTTCTCACGCACATCGTAGGCGAACGCCTGCTTGCCCGTGGGGAAACTCAGCACATAGAACTCACGGCCCCGGTCCACCATCACCCAGGCGATGGCATCGGTGGAGAGCGAGTAGCCGGCAATGGCCTCCTCGATGGCCTCATTGCTGATGCGAACGGGTTGATAGTTGACGAAGCTGATCACCTGGATGGCGCCGTGATCGTCGACGGCAAGGCATACCAACGTATCGGCGTAGCGGGAGACACTCCACGGCGCGTGAACGCCCCACTGGATCTTGGCGCCCTGGAGACGCTCGAACGTGAAATCGGCCTGTCCGGTGTTTTGCCACACTTCGGTCGAGCGGTCCCCGAACAGCCAGAGCTCCCCGTGGTCGGCGACGACATTGCGCAGCTTGTCCGGGTCGGACTCGGCGCTGGCGAAATCGAGAGCGTTCCAGGAGGCGCCGTCTTTGAGCGAGCTCACATACCACTGATCGGTGCCCTCATCGTTGACGATGAAAAAGCCGTCGAGGTAGGTGACATGGGTCGGGCGCGCGGGGAAGTCCGGGTCGGTAATGCGGGCGAGCTCGCCGCCTTCGATGATGGCGACGACGGCCGGGGCCGCCAGTGTGATGGTGAGCTCGAGCGCCGGCACGTCGACGGTGGTTGACGTCATTACCGACGGGGTTTGCAGGGCCAGGGGCAGGAGCAGGAGCGGCGTCTCGAGGGTGATGGCGCCGAGCTCCACGCCGGGAAAAATATAGCCGTTGCTGCCATCGACGATCATGAGCTGGGTGCCGTTGTCGTCCATCGACACAAAGCCGGACTCGCTCAACAGCAAGCCGGCAACGAAGCTCACACCGTCCGGGCGGATAACCTCGAGTCTGTCCTGGAACACGGCATAGGCGCGGTTCCCGAACTGGTGAACGCCGCGGGCCGGGAGCTCGCCCCAGTTGCCGAACGGTTTGAGTCCGGGGCGACCGTAGATGGCTCGGACGCTCTTGGCATTGCGGTTGGTCGCCGTCTCAATGTAGCAATTCACCAGCGTCTCGGTGTCGACGGCGAATGACTTGCCTTGCTTGAAGCCGGCGGCAAACGGCAGGAGCATGGCGCTACCCCTCGTTGATGTTGTAGCGACCGCGACGGCGGTTCGCCTGGAAGTCGAGCAGCGTCCGGTCGAACCTGGTATCCGGGACCACCAGGTACTCGGCGATCAGCTGGCGCTTCGCCCGGTCGGCCTGGGCGATGGTGATGGCGTCGACCACCTTCTCAGCCTCCGACGCGAGCTCGAGGGCCAGCAACAGACGCAACCCCCGGATGTGGGAATCCGGGAGCTGTATCTCAGAGTCGAGCGTGAGATCCGTGTGACCGATGTGGATACCGTCGGTCTCCCAGGAGTGAAGGAGTTCGTTCAACGTGATGAGGCCGTCGTCGGCCTCCTCCGCGGTCGCCACTTCGCCTCGAGCGACCAGGTTGATCTTGCGCATCGAGCGCGTGATCAGATCTCGCGCGATGATACTCATGGGCTACTCGAGCTCGTCCTCGCCGTCCTGCTTCTCGGCCGCGTCCTCGCCCTGGTCGGGGTTGACGACTTTGCCGGGATCCTTGCCGACGGGATTCTGCTGTTCCTCGGTGCCGGAAACGGCGTGGCTCGTATCCGGGACTGCCTTTGGTTTCGCTGCCATCGTGCTGCCCTCTTGTCAGGTTGAGAAAAAACCCCGGCCCGAAGGCCGGGGGAAGTGGTCTCCAAGGGAGGAGGAGATCAGACCGTCGTCCAGTACCTCACGGCGAGGTCCGGGTAGATGGCTTTCCATCCGTAGAGGATGTCGAGCCGGATGGCCTCGCTGTCCGTTGCGATGTCGTAGGCCCGGATCACGCGGATGCTGAGACCCTTGTGCGTGGCACGCGCTTTGAATACCGCGCCGAGCGGCATGATGAGCGGCACCGTCACCAGGGCGAAGGCGTTGCGGTGGAATCCCAAGTGCTGGGCGTAGCTCGTCACCGTGGCACCCAGGAGCGTGATGGCCGCGTCGTCGGCAGGCGCGGCCGAGACCGTCTGGTAGGGGCCGCTCGTGATGATTGCCGGGCTGATGGTGATGGTGGCAGGGCCAGTGGAGGCACCGGAGTTGGCGTCGGCCAGTACCGTGAACTGCTGCAGATAGCCGAGATCCTGCTTCACGCCCTCCCCCGGAATCGGATTGACGGCGTTGACGCCGGCAATGGTGAACACATCACCGGCTACAACAATCGGGGTGAGGCTGTTCGTCCACGCTTGCGTGACGATGGTCTGACTGTTGGTGGTCTTGGACGCCGCATAGGTGACGTTCTGAGCCGCACCGTCGACAGTCGGCGTGCCGGTTCCCACGCCGTTGGTGTGGGTCGCCACGTTCTGATCCATGTAGATGTCGATGTCGTCGACGATGTTGACGCGCCCACGGGTCCACGCCTCACTCACGAGCCGCTCCTGCAACAGAGCTGCCTGGCCGCCGGCCATCGAGTGGGTCATGTTGGATTTGCCGATCAGCCGACGCCGGTCCCGGTTGTTCGAGCCCGAGGGCGGGATCGCCATCTCGTCCATGCGGATGCCGAGGATCGCGAACTCAGCGAAGGTGTCGGGCTTCACGAACGAGCCGTTAGACACCGAGCTCCACACCTGGTCGTAGAGGGCGAGACCCTCCTTGTCGACCGTCTGCGCGAGGGTAATCATCGCGGGCGTGATGTAACGCTCGCTGTACTGCTCGATGGTCATGGTGAGGTCGATGCTCGAGAACTCCCAGCCGACGTGCTTCTGGCTGGACACGGTGATCGACGTGTTGGCTTCCTCGACGTCCTGCTTGACCAGCGTGGCCCCGTCGGACGTGACGAACTTGACGGGCTTTCGGATATTGACCGACTGCCCTACTTTGACGAACTCCTCGCGGTATTCACGATGGACCTGGTTCGCCATCTGTAGGTTGTTCTCCAACTGAAACAGCGCCTCCTGGGCGATGATGGTTGGAGTGATAAGCGCATTTGAGACTGCCATGAGAAAGTGCTCCGTGGTTCATGGAACTACCCTCTCGCCGCCATCTGCTTGCGTCGGATCGCGCGGTACTCCTCGGGGCTGGCATTGTCGAGATCGACCTGCCGGCCTTGAGCACCGCCGCCTTCGGTCCCGCTGATGGGTGGAGGGGCGTTCGAGACTGTCGGTGCCACGTTCGCCGCCTCACTCGCGGGGGGTTGGCTGCCATTCCCTGTCGGCTTGTTCGCCGCGACAGCCTTGACGGCTATCTTGGCGAGCTCCCGAGCCACGGCAGTCTCTCCCTTCACGGTTGCGATGCGCTTCGCTTCGTCCGGGTGTTTGCCGAGATAATACAAGGTCTCGGCGCCTTCTTCGTTCATGTCGATAAGTTGGTCGGTCATCAGCTGGTTGACCTTGAGCTTGTCGGAGTAAGCGACCTCCTCGAAATCGTTGTATTTGTCGCTCACTTCGCCCCAGCTGGCAGGGATCGGCGGCGGGGCGGTGCCGGCGCCACCCTTGTCGGGCGACTGCTCGGCAACCTGCTGGGCCGCCAGAAACTTAGCTTTGGCCTCGGCGTACTCATCCCACGATGCGAAATCGTCGGACACGGGCTCCTCGGCCGGCTCTGCCTTCGCTACCTCCTGGGCGGTGCGTTCCAGTTCGGTGATGCGATCACGCGCCTCGGCGAGCTCCTTCTGTAGCCGGGCTGTTTTCCTCGCGCGCCGACTCTTGGGGCGCTTGTCCCCATCGGTCGACTCACCGCCTTCTTCCGCAGCGCCAGCCGCCGCCTCGCTCGAGCTCCCACCATCGGCCGATGGTGGTCTCGATTCATCGTCGTCGGCATCGCCTTCCCCGTCGTCGTCGTCACCGTCGCTCTCGTCGGGTGCGCGCTTGGATTCCTGTGGTCTCGCTTCGGGCGCCTGTAGTGCCGGTTCCTCCGTTACTACATGGCTCCGCGTATCGTATCCACGGGTCTCGCTTGCCCGCGCCACCAGCTCATCATCCTCGGTTTCGCTTGCCGAGATTTGATCGCGAGTCGGTGGCTCCGGTGGCTTCGGTTCCGTATCAGGCGTCGGGGTTGGTTCAGTTGGCACGTCTTTACTCCCTCGGTGGGATTTTAGTCGAGCCGCGCCGATTGTCCACGCCCAGGGGCTTGAGCAGATGCGGGCGGCGGTCGCCGTGAGCGAACCTGGCAACGACACGGCGGCGGATTAAACGGTGACACACCTGACAATAGGTGTCATCGGTGACGCACTGGCCGATGCCGTCGACTCCGATGGCGCGCGGGTAGCGCACCAGGCGGTGAAGCCCCAGCCGGCAGGCGAGATCGCGGTGCCGGTCGGCGGCCTGGGCAATCACTAAGCGACGGCGCCGGTCGGCACGTTGTCGAGCGGCAATCCTTCGGCCTGGGATTCCGCTGTCTGCGCGGCAATCATTTCGGCCACGGTCACGTTGATGAGCTCCACCAGGGCCTCGCGGTCGAGCCCGGCCTCCTTCATCAGCTCCATGAGCTTGATCTTCTCCTGGGCCTCCTTCGCTTCCGCCGTGACCACCTTGGCCTCGGCCGTGGCGAGTTCGGCCTCGGCCAGCACCGCGGCGGTCTTTTGCTCAGGCGACGGTGGCCGGGGCTCACCCTCATCCCCGCGCTCGCCCTCGAGGAGCTCCTCGGGGATGGTGCGGCGCAGGCGCTCGGCCATCATCTTGGCGCCGGGGAAGTCGAGATTGCCGGCAACCAGATCGCGCACCAGGGGCGCGGCGTCCGGGTCGCGCTCGAGGTAGGCGAGCACGCCGGCGACGGCGGCCTGGCGCTGGCTCGAGAAGCTGGGCCCGACCTTGACGTTGACGCCGAAGCGCCCACCCCGGAGATCGTTGATGAGCGTCTCCTCACCAGTCTCCTCATCCGTTACCGGCGCAAAGAGCTCGAGAAAATCCTCGCTCTCGTCCTCGTGGAGCAGGCGCACCACGCGCTTGGTGTCGTAGACCCTCGGGATCATGTCGACCAGGATGCGCGCGGTATGCCGGATCCCTCGCGCCAGGTTGTCGGTATAGGTGAAGGTGTTCGTGTTGGTCGTCTGCCGAAGCTGGGCGATGGCCACGCCCGACTGCTTGGCGGTGTCGGGGTCGCCGATGGAGGCGCCGAACTGGGCGACGGTGGCCCTGATGTCGTTGTCGGCGGCGATGGTCTCCTGGACGAACGCCGGCGAGAGCTCCGGAGGGCGATCCCGCTGGGGGGCGTTGAGCCCCGGCACCGCGTTGTAGAGCAGCACCGACTTATTGCCCTGGTTCGCCTCGCCCCACTCGGTGAGATGATCCTCCACTTGCTCGGCGGCGGCGATGTAGGGAGCTTTCGGCTGCAGGGCGGCGAGCTCCGTGGTCGCGGTGCGCCAATAGTTGTAAGCCCGCTGGGCGTCCTTGGCATGGCGCACGATGCCGCGCGTCTTGATGCGCCCGGAGACGGCGAGCTCCTTGCCCGTCACCATCACCACCGGCACCCACTGGCACGGGAACTCGACCGGGCCCTCGAGGATGCGGGTGCCACCGACGCGATACCACTCGACCTTGTGGGAGCGCACGGTGCGGCGTTTGAGGATTTCAAGACCACTGTCGAGGAGCTCGTCCATGACGTTGGCCTGCCTGCCTGAATCGACCACCTTGCCGTCAGAGAATTGAACGAGCTTGCGCTCCACCGGGATGCGCCGGAAATATTCGGCCACCGCCACATGGTCGTCCGTCTGCCGAAACCAGTTCACCCAGGGCGCCAGGAACTCGTTGTTGAGATCGCCGGCTGGGAACATGCCCGGGTAGCGTAGATCGAACTCCTTGCGCTCCATCCAATCCATGAGGAACGCCCAGTTCATGTCACTTCGGTCGGCCTTGTGCGCGCTCGGGTCCGGGACGACGAGGGTCGGATCCAGGAGGCGTTCGATACCGATGGCCTGCTCGAACATATCGTCGTCGACGTATTCGGTACGCACGACCCAGTACCCCAACCCGCCGGCGTAGACGGTCTCGAGCGCGGTGTCGTAGGCGTCCTGGGCGCTGGATTGCATTTCGATGTCGCGGATGAGCGCCTCGAAGGCGTCGGCCCGGCTCATCTGCTTGCCGGCCTTGGTGGTCATGTCCTCATCGCCCACGTTACTGGTGGCGGTGATGTTGATGCTGATCTTGTTCTGGCGACTCTCGCCGATGGCCTGGTCAACGAACGCCGGCAGCTTGTTGATGGTGAGCATCGGGCGCTCGGTGCCGCGCAAGCTCTTGGCCTCCTCGCTCCACTGGCCTTCGCCATCGAGGAACCGCACATCCTCGCGGTACTCGTTGAGGTTCGGCCGCATGCCATCGAGGCCGATGTCGAGGCGCCGGCGGGCTTCGGCGGTGAGCTCGGTCTCGCCTTCGGTGATCGGCTGAAAGTGTGCGCCGCTCTCGAAGGTGACGACCTCAGATTTTTCTACTGCCATTGTCAGGTTCCCATCCAGTCGCCGGCAGCGGGGGGTGCCGTGCGTTTCTTGCGGCCCATCCGGCGCCGCAGCCAGTTAAACCGCTTTGCAAACTCACCGAACGCATCAGCGCCATCGCTCGCCCAATCGTGTTCCGGGCGATCACTCCAGGCGCGCATCTTGTCGTTCCATTTCTTGTGGTAGGTCCACAGGGCATCGAGGCCCACCTGGCAGGTTGCTTTGTGGAAGCGACACGCCGGCAGCGCCACGCGCACCGCCTCGATGGTCTCGTCCTTGCTCTGGACGCGGGGATTGACCACGAACTTGATGCCGAACTTCTTCGCGCGGGCATTCTTCGATTCGCCGACCGTCCACTCGCCGCCCTCAATGTCGTGGGGTGCAATGTGCTCCCCGTAAAGATAGCCCTTTTCCAGCGCGCGCGATTGAATGGCACGGGCGTAATGCGCCAGGCCCTCGCCCTCGGCCTGATAGTAGTCGATGAAGTGCACCGCGTTCGAAAACGGCACCAGCTGAAAAAACCAGATTGCGGTCGAATCCCCGAAGCCGATGTCCCATGCCGTGTGCACGGGCAGCACCGTGTCGTGAGGAAAGTTGCCGATGTGGCCGGCGGCCTCGAGCTTGGCGAGCTCCTTCGCGTAGTAGGCCCCCTCCGTGGGCGCGGTGAACGAACAGTAATATTCTTGTTCGATCATCGCCTCGCTCATGCCCTCATCGCGCTCCTCCTGGATGGCGGCGGCGTCGAGCTCGTGGGTCTCGCGGATGCTCGAGATTTCCGCGTAGTACCGCGGATTGCCTTCGGCCTGGAGGCGCGTGAACGTGTCGAACGTGGTCTTGCCGTGGTTGCGGCCGAAGGGGGTGTAAATCCAGATCGCCCAGCCGCCGTTCTCCCGCAGGATGGGGCGCAGATACGCCCAGGCCGCGGGGTTGGCGCGCTGCCATTCCGAGAAGATGATGCCGACCGGGTTGGCGCCGAGGAGGCTCTCGAAATGGTCACTCCCCACGCACTGATAGATCGAGCCGTTGACGAGCTCGATCTTCATCTCGGTTTTGTTCGCCTGGCCCTTGCGGATGCTGTGCGGGAACGCCTGGTCGATACGCCGGTGGCCACGCTTGTTGATGGAATCCCACACCACCTTGCGCGCCTGGGTGGCCGCCGGGAGCATGTGCCAATAGGTGCCGACCCGGTTAAACGACTCGTGGGCGATGAAGTTCATCGCCACATCGTCTTTCCCCCAGCGACGGTGAGCGACTTCACACGCACGTTTCCCGCGTGCACCGCCGGCCGCCATGAATTGCCAGAGCGGCAGTTGATACCACCGGGGATCCCAATCGTTGGGTATTTCCATGGGATTCCTATGGGATTCCTATGGGATTCCTATGGGATTCTCCTGGGAATCCTCGAGGGTGGTGATTAAGCCTCATTTCCCGGGCTTAACCGCCCCCCCATCATTTCACAATCTCCAGGTGAGGTTTGACCGCCGGCTCGTAATTTTTCAACGTCACGGTCAGCGGCGCATCCTCGGTACCGGCGATCTCCACCCGGTCACGCCAGCCGAAGCGGTTTTTCATGTTGAAGATCCAGAAAGCCGGCGGGCCATGCGCCACCTTGCCCATCATGGCGAGGCGCCCGTAGCGCATCCACCAGGCTTCGCAGAGCTCGCGGCCGAGCTCGACGGCCTGGGCGAACGGACGGTGATACTGCTTGGACTTGGGATCACACCAGTCGTAGACCGTCTGCCGGCTTACCCGGAGATAGTGCGCGAGCTCCTTGATGCCGGCACCGTTCGCCATGTGCCTGAGCACCTGGTCGGGCATGGCGCGGTTGTAGCGTGGCCGGCGCGCTATAGCCCTCGCATCACACTACCCGGGAGTCTGTCCGGGTAATCCCGGTCGTACTCTCGCATGACGCCCTCCGTCACGGCGCGCGCTTGCCCTGGGCCCGCCAGGAAGCGGTGATATTTCGCTTCCGGGAACTCGAGGGTGACGGCGAATTGACCGTGAATGTCTGAGAAAACGGAGCGTGTCACGCGCGCGAGATCCTGAACTCCGTGCATCTGGAGAGCGGCCTCAATCGCGCGTTTCACAGGAATCGACGCACCCAGCGAGGAGCCGGATGGTCCTGTAACGACGTTAGAAATTTCCACCTGGTTGTACCGTGAGCTCTACTGCCGGTTCGGTCTCGTGAGTGTGGCCCGACGTATCGAGCATTTTGCACCGGATGGCGTAACGGATCTTGGCCCCGATGGCTGGCGCGGTGATGTCGACGACGGTCTTAGTGCCCTGCACCCGGAGGTTCGAGAACGTCGGGCCGGCGGGCTCCGCAGCCCAGGCGACGGTGCAAATCCTGGCACCGCGCAGCGGCGCACGCCACTCGAGAAAGTGTTCGCGGAGCTCGTTGGAACTCATGTCGCTCCAAACTCTCGGGCGGGGGGTTGCCATTCTATCCTCCTGTGCTCTGTTGACTGTAGCCGGTTCAATCAGACCGTGGTCACGGGATCCACCAGATGTTGAGCTCAGGGCCGAAGCTCTTACAGTGCGTCCCGACCGCAGTCTCGATCAATTCATCGGTCGCCGTGATCCTGATCTCGAGCGTGAAGTCTGTCGGTGTTGGGGTTTCAGAGCGGGCGTCTGTATTTTTATTCCAGTCAATGGTCGTATAGCCGTCGGGCGTTGGAAAAGCCCCCTCCGGGCCTGGCCCGCATTCGGCCGGATTGAACGGATAAGTCGTTACATCGTTGAACTGCGAGCTCACGTCCTCACTCAGAGTTTCCCAGGGCCCACCGCCGGAAATTATGACCACCTTGGTCAATGACCAGTCGCGCTCAAAAGTTCGGTTGCCGAAATCCACCAAGCGAATCGTGTGAAAGGCGCCCGGGGCGCGTTCGGATTCGTAAGAGAATCCCACGCTCGGCACCGATGGTTCTGGTGTGTCCGGGTTGTCGAATGCCGGCGCGAGCAACACCAGACTGAGGATTTTGGTCGGCACTTCGAGCAGCGGGCAATTCATCAACAGCACACCGTCGTAGGTGCCGCCAGGAGTGACGCGGAGCTCGAGGGGCGGCTCGGTCTCGTGGATGAAGCCGGCAGAGTCCGTCAGTTTGCAATGCACCAGGTAGTCGATTGTCGCCCGAGAGCTCGGCGCGCTGATGTCGACCAGCGTGCGGTCCCCGTCAATCGTCAGGTCTGTGAAAATGAGCCCCGGAGGATCAGAGATCCAAGCAACGGAGCCCGGGGTGATCGTCGCTCCCTTGAGCGGTCCCCGCCAGTCGAGCTCGTGGGCCCGGAGCATCGAAGGCGTCAAATCCGCCCATCCCCGTGGCCGTGGTTCAGGCATCAGCCAGCCCTCGCCTGGGTCATGGTGCTGCCGGCGGTTGCGGTAATCATTTTCGATCCGATAGCGCCGTCGAGCATCGTCGAGCCCACCGATATTGAAAGCAGCGCAACCCCATCACCGGCAGAGGTCGGAACCCCTGCAAGGGCGACCGGCGGGAACAGCACCAGGTTGAACGTCTTGAGTGCCGCCTCCACCACCACCAGGTTGGGGTCGGCCACCACGCTTGGCGCGAACAGTTGCAGCGAGAGCGTGCGCAGCGGCGCCGTCACCAGGGCGCCCCTGGCGACCGTCGGCGCGAGGAGCGTGATGGTCTTGGTGAGCAGCGGCGCCTCGAGCACCAGGTCGTCGAAAGCCGCCACCGTCGGCGTCAGCAACGTCAACGTCAGGGTGCGCAGCGGCGCCTCGACGACGAGCTCGATCTCCACCGTCGGCGCAAAGAGCTCGAGGGGGAACGATTTCAGCGGGGCAGCGATCCCGGCACCGGCCGCCACCGTGGGCTCGAGCAGGTTGAGGAAGAAGAAGAAAACGTCGGGCACCAGGATGGTGTGCGAGGGCGCGAACAGGGTCAGCGTCAGGGTGCGCAACGGGGCCTCGACCACCGTGTTGGTGACACCCGAGAACACGCTCGGTACATGCAGGGTGAGCGTTTTCGAGAGCAGCGGGACGGCGATGGCGCCCACGGTCGGGGCGAACAGCACCAGGCTCAGGGTGAGCGCCTGGGGCCTTATGGTGACGCCGCCGGCGCTGACCGTTGGCACCAGGAGCTCGAGCGGGAAACTCTTGAGTGGCGTGTCGACGCGGATGCCGGCGAGCGATGGCCCGAACAGGGTGAGCGTCAGCGTCTTGAGCGGGGCCTCGAGCTCCACCCCCTGGGCGGTTTCCACCGACGGCTCGAGCAGGGTCAGCGTCAGCGTGGCGAGCGGGGCCGTGACCAGCGCGCCGATCCCGACCGTCGGCGTTCCGAGCGAGAGCGTCAGGGTCTTGAGCGGGGCCGCTACCGTGACGCCGGTCTCGGCGGCGGGCTCGAGCAGGGTTAGCGTCAGGGTCTTGAGCGGGGCGTCGACGGTGACACCCGTGAACAAGGCCGGCGTCAGTAACGTCAATGTCAGGGTCTTGAGCGGGGCGC